ACCTTGGTTAACATAGTTAGCAAGAACAGATTGATCCTTTCTTGTCATGTTGCTACCATACTGTGTAGCACCATTCATGTAGTGATCATCAAAGTTTTCCTGTTGCTCCTGTGTATCACCAAAAGAGAAATCTTCTGGTCCAACAAATGAACCACGCTTGTTCAATAGATTTTCAAACCATCCAATACATTGATCACAAAATGGGGCAGGAACAAAGTTTTCCCATACCCCAATAAAATCAGTAAATTCTGACTTGGTGATGTTTGGATCTTGCATCAACTCAAGTGGTCTCCATTGTTGGACCTTACCAACAGTGGGATCTGCATTATGTGCAATTGCCATATTCTAAATTAGTATGCCTTAATTATATATTTAACTTTGTGGAATGGTGCGATGATAGGAACCTTACGCTGTGGATTCATAGCAGCAGTAGGAATTGGTTTGCTGGTATTGTTCCATGAGAATGTTGCTGGATTGAGTTCGATATCAACACCTGCTCCACCATCTGTCGTGGCATTCTGAGTAAACTTGAGTGAGAATGTAGAGTTGAATGTTGCTAGTCCTTGTCTGAATGCAGTAGCGTCTGAGTTGACGTTACCGTAACTAAAGTCAGTCTGTGGATTAGTAACAGGATCTGTTCCTAGTAAGTGAGAGTGATTTAGTGTGCCAGTGTAGATAGACAGATAGTTATCTATTCTAGCACGAGTTGAGTCTGTGTCAATAACTCCACAGTCACCATTGCCTGGAGTTCCATTTTTAGTGAAGTAATCATCACTTAGACTACTGATCTCCGAGAATGGTGAACCCCAGTAGTTACCAAATGCTACGCTGCTGCTACCTCTACCAGGCAACAGATCTAGAAGTGATCCTCTGCCAGAATTTTCAGTTTCTGACTCAAAGTTACCAAAGTTCCAGAAGTTTGCATCTTCCCAATAACCATCATCAACAGCATCTGTGTCACCGTCAGGTCTTCCACTCCAGTTTTGTGAACCACTGGCACTAACACCGTAGTATGCTCTAGTGCCCCATGGAATGAGTGGATCGCCATCATCACTATCAGTTTGTCCACTAATGAGTTCATGTTCGTGCTGTGGAGGACGAACAGAAATATCACTAACAGGACCAATGTTAGCAACAACTTCACCAGTGACAGTGAATTCAACATCTGTCTCTAGTTCTTCAGTTCCAAATGTTCTTGGAGTTCCTAGTGTAAAGTATTCTGATTCTATACCATCACTAGATCCAGCAGGTGCAATAATTTGTTCTAGTGGATCTGGACCAGCAACATCAACATCATCAACATACCAGTAACCACCAGTTGATCCAGTCAGTTCAAATGAACCACCAGCACTTGTAACAGGAACGAATGAAGATGATCCTCTGTTAGAGTCAACAATACCAGCACCTACCATTCTAACATTACGATAGTCTGGAACATTGAAGTTTCCAGTGTAGGATTTAGTTGCAGGAATATATGTAGCGTTGCCACCATATGTGTTACCAATTGCTTCCCACAACCAAGGATAATCTGCGGCAGCAAAGGTTGCTCCATCACATGGTAAGAATCCTGGATATCTTTCTTCAATATCACCATAACCAAAGTTACCATCATTTAGTGGTGTTTCTTTAGTGATAGGAACAACAGTTCCAATAGAGTAACCATCAAACTTAGGTGCTCTATAGTAATCTCTAGCATTGTTAGGATCTTCGCCTGCTGCTGCCCATGATTCAGCATTGAAGAATGCGTTCTTCTCAGAATACCAAACACCAAGATATCCTGGTGGGATAGGTTTAACAGCATAGTTGATAGATCTCAACTGAAATGGAGATGCATCACCAAATGTGATAACTGTTTGACCATAATTTGAGAGTCCTTGAACAGGATCAAGATCTGCATTTCCAGGTTGTTGCATAATAATAGTGATGAATACAGGATTACCACCAGGATCAGGATTAACTGTTCGTGGTCCTACTACTGCTGCATCACCATTTATAGAGAATAGAACATCACCAATATTCTCATTAGTAGCAAAATTGAACTCATTAAACGATTCAGGATTTGTCGCACTAATAGTAATTGGTAGATTGAAACTTGTCAATCCAATAGGACCAATGACACTAGGACCACCAGGAGTTCTATTAATAACTTGGTTGATAGGTGTGAATGATGGAATAGTATCTGGACCAGTCCAGTTTGCTACAGTCCATGTCTGAATAAATCTGTTTCCTACGTTAATACCAACAGTAACAACACCCTGACCAGGAATTACAGGGTTAGTGATATCGGTAGAGTTATCAACAACCAGTTCGATAGTATCACCATTCTGAACTGTGACATTATTGATGAGACCAGAAGAACCACCATTAATACTAATCTTAGGAACAATAGTAGTATCAGCAGGTCTGATTATAACAGGAACAGATAGTCCAGCGTCAAGTCCACCAACCAGTGCTACATTTCTACCAGCAACTAATGTAGAAGAACCTGATGCAACTTCTGATCTAAGACCAGTTTGTCCAGGAATCTGACCAATTAAATCTTGGAATACAAAGTTAGATGGATTATCATCAACACCTTGTCCAGATGTAATCTGCCATACAGAAATACCAGCACCATCACCAACAGTAACACTGAAGTTAACAGTTGCTGTTGGTGTTACTGATGATGTTCCCCTTAACTGAACATACTGACCATTACTTACTGTTAGGTTGTTACCCCATCCAGATGAAAGATTATTCAGAACATCATATCCATCAGCATTAGTAAATGTAGTATTAAAATTAGATACTGCAATCTCTGCACTATTATCAACACTAATGATAGCAGAAGTAGTTAATCCTAGGATTTGTGCAATATCACTATATACAACTTGTCCTAATGGTAGATTGTTTAGTGAACCAAAATCTGGTGGTGGGTTTGGTGTGTTGACTGGAATTGCACCAGTTGTAACATTCCAAGTAGCAGAACCTGTTCCAACAGTAACAACAACATTTTTTGTGTCTGATGGTGCAGAAGAAGATACTATTCTGACCTGAATCTGGTCATTATTAGATACAGTATCGTTAAGTGCTCTAGTCCATGCACCCCAAGAACCATAACTACTGGTTCCTTCGTTGTATAGTCTTAGACGATAAGACCAGTCGTTTACATCAATAACATTAGAACTAACAATCAATGGTGCTTGCGTTCCAGGATCAAGACCAGTAATTGTAATAACTTCTTCGCCTTCTCTTAAAGGATCAGGATCAGTTGCTAGTCCAGTATATGCAACACCATTATCGGGATCTGTGGTTGCTGCATATGTTAATAAAGTATCAGATTCTGCATCATCAACATCCCTAAGGAAGAACGGATCAGGTTCAAAATCTTCCAGTTTAGTTTCAATAATCCAGAAGACAGTAAGCTCGCCAATCTCAATCTTGACTTGAGTAATGTCGTTGAAAAGAGGAGGAGCTTCGTAACGAAACTGGATAGACTGTCCTTCTTCAACATACAGCGGACTGGCACTAAACTGATATGGCATCTGATGTTAAGATTTTATCCCGTTAAGTATTTAGGTCAAATTTGACGAAGATCGTTCCAGTTACTTTCTATATCAGGATCGTTATCATCAAATCTTACTTGAATAGGAAAATTCGATCTGATCTCTGCTGCAACTTCAATATCTGTAACTACAATAGGATCACTAAGAACCAATGACTCATCAGGTGCTGCAATCTGATCAAGTGGTAGTTCATCTAAGTTATCAGGAATAGTAATATTATCAGGTGTTTCATCGACAACTACACCAACGCTAGTGTTCTGAGGATTCGTTCCACCTGCACCACTAGCAGTAGCAGTAAATGCAACAGCAAATGTTCCATGTAATGTCCATGGAATATTAAATGTTGCTGTATTGGTTATTGCTGTTCCAGATTCGTCGGATGCTGTTCCTGGCAGAGAAAGACTTTCTGTTATATTTACAGCATTACCTGTATTTGGATTTCTTTGCGTATAAATCGCATTAATAGTAACACCACTGGTTGCATATCTATATGTCATATCAATTGACAAAGTATCGCCATAGTTAATCTGCAGTGGTGGATTATATGACAATTCTGGTGGTTGATTCACAGTAACAGTAACACCATCAGTGTCTGATCCACCGAGACCAGAAGCAGATAATGTATATGTGGTTGTAAGAGTTGGTTGAACGTTTGTATTACTTGTAAGCAAAACTCCACCAATACCTTGATCGATTGATGCACTGCTTGCATCACCAGTCACAACCCAATCTAGGTTTGCAAACTGTCCTCTAGTGATAGATGTAGAAACATTTTGTCCATCTGCTCTCAAGTTAGCAACAACTGGTTGATATACGGTAAGAATTGCTTGGGCAGTATCATTACCTGCTTGACCAATAGCAGTCAATATGTATGTGGTTGTGGAGTTTGGACTAACAACTCTAGTATCTACAGCAGAGACAGCACCAATTCCTGCATTAATACTTTGAGACTCAGAATCTATTACACCCCAGGATAGAGTTGCATTTTGACCAGCGATGATACTTGTTTTATTTAAATTGAAATAACTAATCTCTGCAACCTTTAGATTATACTGCAATGATCCAAATCCATTGCCACTCACACCACCTTGTGCTGTTAATGACAAAATACCAGCGTTATAGCGAGAAGTGCCTCCGCCGCCACCGCCACCGCCAAAATTACAGTCAGTGCCAGCACCGCCACCACCGCCACCAGTGTGACCACCGCCACCTCCGCCGCCGCCTCCGCCGTCTCCACCACCTTTATTAGCACCAGCACCACCAGTTCCTAGACTAGGGTTTGCATTAGCAAATCCACCAGCACCACCACCACCGCCTCCAGGACGTTGGGGACCACCACAAGAAAAGGATCCACCTCCACCACCACCACCGCCTCCAGCGGTGACCACACGAGCGCCTGAAAGACGAAAAACAGATGCTGCTCCGCCGCCTGCTCCACAACCAGACCATCCACTAGTTCCATCATCACCACCTTTACCGCCGCGACCAGTAGATCTACCTGCTAAGTTACCACCAGGACCACCAACAGCAGCACCAGATCCACCAGGACCATTACTTCCTACAGCTCCAATAAATGCTTGCCATCCTCTATCACCTGATGATGTTGGGATAGAAAATGTTCCAAATCTACCATTACCAGCACCACCACCAGGACCACCAGAGTCAAATCCACCAGATCCTCCTCTAGCACCTCCAATTTGCATAGTTATATTTCGAGCACCACCAGGAATAATTCCTGAGGATCCCCCAAAAGCAAAACTAACAGTTACAGTTTGATTTGACATTAGATTTGTTGAACGTCGTTCCAGTTAGATTGTATATCAGGATCATCATTATCAAATCTTACTTGAATAGGAAAATTAGATTTGATTGTCACTGGTATATCTATTCCAGTAACAACAATAGGATCACTAACAACTGTCTCTTCATCAGGTGCTTCAACTATATCTTCTGGTATTTCATCTAGATTCTCTGGAAGCGTGATGTTATCAGGTAATTGATCAATGTTAACATTAATAGTGTTACTTTGATTTACAATACCACCATCACCAGTTGCAGTAAAAGTAACAATAATACTGCTAGGACCAAAATCATTCCAAGGAACAACAGTGGTTAAATTTTGAGTTACCGATATACCAGGAGTAACAGCATCACCATTTGCAGAACCATTGACGACTGCAGTATCTGTTGATCCATCAAGATAGTTGAAAATATATGATGCGCTTACGCCACTATTTGCATACGTTGTGGTGGTATTTGCAGTAAAAGATCCCTCGTAATCAATTGTTAATGGAACACTTGCTGATAATGTAGGTCTTTGATAAACAGTTACTGTCGCAGAATCAGTATCTGATCCTCCAGGACCAGAAGCAGATAATGTATACGTAGTTGAAGCGTTAGGACTTACATTTTTACTAGAAGATAGTAGAACAGCACCAATACCCTGATCAATTGATGCTGTATCAGCATCTCCAGAAGTAACCCAAGTTAGTTGAGCAATTCCTCCAGCAATAATAGATGCTGGAATACTACTCATACTGACACTGACAGGTTGGTATACTGTTATTTGAGCACTATAATTTCTTGATCCACCAGCACCAGATACCGTAAGAGTATAGATTGTAGTGGTGCTTGGACTAATTGTTTGAGATCCAGAACCTGCAACATTTCCTATGTTTGTAATTGAAACTGAATCAACAAATCCACTACTAGACCAACTTAAAATTGCAGAGTCTTGTCCAGCAATAATGCTTGACTTATTAATCGAGATGCTTCCTGTTGGTGCTGGTGGTTGTGATGGTGCATCAATTGTAAACGCAATAGCATATGGATTTGAACTATAGTCGGAACCAGAACCATTACGAACAGTTCCAGAAACTGTCTGATTTCCAGGATTAGCATAAAATTGTGTGGTAGCTGCACCTCTAAATCCAGCAACACTACAATTATTACCTGCAACATTAAGAGTTGCAAAGTTATCACATGATGCTTGGACTGTATAAGTGCCAGGGTATGGAAAGTTTACAGTAACGCTAAAACTAAATGTAACACCTTCAAATGCATTACCGCTTCCAGATCCTGGTGTAAAGCGCCTACCATAAGTATTCATCAAGGTGCCCCAGGCACCATTGGTGTATCCACCATAACTATTTGGAAGATTAGCACTAGTGTAAATGATTGGCATTATATTTCCCTAACGTCGTTCCAATTGGTTTCTAAGTTTGGATCATTATTATCAAATCTAACCTTGATAGGTTTATCAGATCTAATTTCTACTGGGATATCTAT